TCGCACCGGCTACGAGTGGCACGGCGATTCTAGCTGGCAACGGCTCAGGCGGTTTCTCGCCGGTCACGGTCGGTACTGGTTTGTCCTACGTCGGCGGCACCTTGTCTGCGCTGGATGCAGGCGGCACAGTGACCAGCGTCACGGCTCAAGGATCGGCTGACATCTCGGTGACGGGCGGACCGATTACGACCAGCGGCACGCTGTATTTCGCGCTGTCTGATACGACGGTTGCGGCTGGCACTTACGGCAGCGCGACTCAGGTCGGGCAGTTCAACGTCGATGCGAAGGGTCGCCTCACGACTGCGGCAAGCATCACGATTGCCATCGCTGCGAGTGAGGTCAGCGGACTAGCAACCGTCGCAACTTCTGGCACCTATGCTGACCTGACCGGAAAGCCTTCACTCGGCACGATCTCCTCGCAGGACAGCAGCAATGTTTCGATCACGGGCGGATCGATCAACGGGACTTCGGTCGGCGCAACGACTGCCAGCACAGGCGCGTTCACTAGTATAACCGCGACCGGCGATGTTGGCTTTGACGGCGGCACGTTTACGTTTAACGAGGCAGGAGCCGACAAGGACTTCCGCTTCGAGGGCGATACGCAGACGCATCTTCTGTTCGGTGACGCCTCAGTCGATCGCATCGGCATTGCTCTGACTGCGCCTGCCGCACGCCTGGACATCTCCGGCAACTACGCGCAGAACATAGTTGCCGTTCCGTCGCTAGACGTAGACTGTGCGAATGGAAACTACTTCACGAAGACGATTGCGGCAGACTCGACTTTTACCTTCAGCAACGCACCAGCGACCAGAGCATTCGCGTTTACATTGGAACTTACTCACACATCCGGCGCGGTGACTTGGCCTGCTGCGGTCAAGTGGCCTGCCAACACGGCACCAACCTTGACGGCTGGCAAGACTCACATCTTCATTTTCGTGACCGATGATGCCGGCACAACTTGGCGCGGCGCTGCGTTGGTAGACTACGTCAACTAATCATGGAGCCAACTAGTCAACGACTGATGATGGGGGCGGGTGGTGCGGCTGATGAACCCGAGTATGAACTTTACACCTTTGGCCGCAACCAATTCGGCCAACTCGGCCTAGGAGACATTACCAGCCGTTCATCTCCCGTCCAAGTTGGAGCGCTAACGACATGGCTAAACGTCGCAGCGGGATTCTACCACAACGCATCGATCAAGACTGATGGAACGCTGTGGACTTGGGGCCGCAACACCAACGGCCAACTCGGCCTAGGAGACATTACCAGCCGTTCATCTCCCGTTCAAGTCGGAGCGTTGACAACGTGGTCAAGCGTCTCAGCGGGAAACGCCCACACCGCAGCCATCAAAACCGACGGAACACTCTGGACCTTTGGCACTAACGGCTTCGGCCAACTCGGCCTAGGAAACACTACCGACCATTCATCTCCCGTTCAAGTCGGAGCGTTGACAACGTGGTCAAGCGTCGCAGCGGGAAACGTTCACACCGCAGCCATCAAAACCGACGGAACGCTGTGGACTTGGGGCCGCAACACCAACGGCCAACTCGGCCTAGGAGACATTATCAGCCGTTCATCTCCCGTTCAAGTCGGAGCATTAACAACGTGGCTAAGCGTCGCAGCGGGAAGCGCCCACACCGCAGCGATCAAAACCGACGGCACGTTGTGGACCTTTGGGGGCAACGCCTCCGGCCAACTCGGCCTAGGAGACGTTACCAACCGTTCATCTCCTTTGCAAGTCGGAGCGTTAACAACGTGGCTAAGCGTTGCGGCGGGAGCCTACCACACCGCAGCGATCAAAACCGACGGCACGCTCTGGACCTTTGGCGCCAACGGCTTCGGCCAACTCGGCCTAGGAAACACTACCTACCGTTCATCTCCCGTCCAAGTCGGAGCGTTGACAACGTGGGCGAGCGTCGCAGCGGGATTCGCCCACACCGCAGCGATCAAAACTGACGGCACGCTCTGGACCTTTGGCGCCAACAGCCGCGGCCAACTCGGCCTAGGAGACATTACCAGCCGTTCATCTCCCGTCCAAGTCGGAGCGTTAACGACGTGGCTAAGCGTCGCAGCGGGAAGCGCCCACACCGCAGCCATCACCGAGGAATAATTTGCCAACCCAATCGCTTCACTTCCTTTCCGGCCTGCCGCGTTCTGGCTCGACCGTCCTCGCAGCCATCCTAAACCAAAACCCGCAGACGCACGTCTCGACGACCTCGGGACTGGTACACGCGCTGGACGGGCTGGCTAATACATGGCAGAACGCGCCGCTGCTAAACGACAGCGACCCAAAGCGCAAAAAGCTTGAGCACGCGATGCGCGTAGTTGCGACATCGTTTCACGCGCAGGAAACCATCAAGCCAGTTGTCATCGACAAGAGCCGTGGATGGCCCGTTCCGGTGATTATCCGCTCAATGGCTCAGGTGCTCGGTTGTCAGCCTAAAATCATCGCAACAGTCCGCAGCGTGCCTGACTGCGCTGCCTCGTTCGTGCGCGTAGCCAAGCCAGACAACCTTATCGCGTTCGTCGAAAAGGGCGAACTGTTCACGCACTTGAAAGCCGCGTACCAAACGCTTGAGGCCGGATACCGTGCGTTTCCCGAGTGCTTTTTGTTCGTGGAGTATGAGGACTTGCTGGCGAACCCAAAGCGCGAGTTAGACCGCATCCACGCCTTTCTTGACCTACCGCCGTTTGACTACGATCTAGACCACATCGACGGATCGAGCGTAAAGGAAAACGACGAGTTTATCCACGGCTATGCTGGTATGCACGACATCAATCCGAAGCTGGCGCGGCAGCACAACCAGTCGGCCAAGGACGTTCTCGGCTACCACTACTCGCAGTTTTGCCATCCTGAGTTTTGGCGCGACAATCCGACCACGCTGCCGCAGATTGACGACCTCGACCTCCAACTGTCCGCTTCGGTTACGGGCAACTTTGCCGAAGGACAGCGCATCGCTGACAAGCTCGCCGTCGAACGACCCGACGACTCTCGCGCCGCGTACAATCGCGGGTGGTACGAGCTGATGAAGGGCAACATTCAACTCGGATACCGTCTCCAGCAAATGGGCCGACGTGCCAAGATTATTGGTGACGCGCCGCCAAACACGCCGCAGCCGCTTTGGAACGGTCAAGTCGGCACGGTGCTTCTGCGCCTAGAAGGCGGTCTAGGCGATCAGATTCATCAAGCGCGGTACACGGCCAATCTGGTCGAACGCGGCTGCAAGGTGGTGCTATCGTCCAGCGGCAGTCTGTGCGCGTTGCTCAAGGACATTGCTGGCGTGTCTGCCGTCGTCCAGCACGGCGCAGAGTTTGGCGTGTATCACGACTACTGGCTCCCGGCTATGTCTGCGCCGGTTCCGCTCGCGCTAGAGTTAAGCGATATTGTCGGCACACCTTACGTTCCGCGACCCAAGGTTTCCCACAAAGGATTAACGGTTGGCCTGCGCTGGTCTGGTAACAAGCAGTTCGAGAGGGAGCATCACAAGCTGTTCCCGCCTGCGCCGTTCTTCGACGCGGTGAAGCGCGACGGCGTGCGGTTCATCTCGCTGCAACGCGACGCCGATCTCGACGCCAAGCCTGACTGGGTCGAGACTGTCCCGCTTGATAGCTGGACGGACACCCAGCGCGCCGTTGCGTCCTGCGATGTCGTCATCAGCTCTTGCACGTCGGTCTCGCATTTGTCTGCCGCAATGGGGGTCAAGACCTGGGTCGTCATCCCAGTCATGGCCTATTACCTCTACGCTTTGCCGGGACCGAAAACGCCTTACTACGACTCGATGAGGCTGTTCCGTCAGAGCGTCTTTGGTCAATGGGGCCATCCTATGGAGGAACTGCGCAAAGCCGTCGTTGAATTATGAAATACGCACACACCGAAAACGGACAAGTCATTGACGGTCCACGCTCAGTGCCTAACGGCTGGCGGAACGTGTCTGGACTGTGTTACATGGACGACAAAGGATTGCGCGCGCTAGGCTGGTTGCCTTATGAGACCATCGACAACGGTGGCGAAGTGCTCGACAAGACCATCGTCCAAGTGCTGGCCGACAAGGTAGTAGAAACTCGCGTCTACCGCTACAAGACAGACGCCGAGATCGCTAAGGAGACCAAGGACAAGATCGAGCACGTTAGGCATGACCGCAACAGTCGGCTGACGCAATGCGACTGGACGCAGGTCGACGACACTCCGCTCGACAACGTGGCCAAAGCGAAGTGGGCGGCTTATCGTCAAGCGCTGCGCGACGTACCGGATCAGGCCGGATTCCCGTTCGATGTTAATTGGCCGAGCGTTCCCGTTTAACGCCAGCGCCTTTTTTGATGAGTTGGTTCACGGAACTGCTTTTTAACGCTGGCAGCGGCGGTCTGTTCGGCATGGTCGGCAGCCTCGCGACGACCTGGATGCGACTGCGCGAGAAGAAGCTGGATAATCAGTTCCAGCTGGACCTGATGGACAAGCAGTTTGCCAGCGCCGAGGCAGTCGCTGCGTGGCAGGCATTCAGCGCATCGCAGACCGCCAGCGCCGCGGATATGACCGAAAAGGTCGCTCCCTGGGCGGCTAACGTGCG